CTTAGGCCACCCAAGTCAGACGAAGATATTGAGGCATGGGCTAATGAGTATCCTGACATTGCGGCTATAGTAGAAACTATTGCATCTAAGAAAGCAGAGGAACGATTCTCTGGTGCTGAGGCAAGATTACAAGAGATTGATCGTATTAGTGAAGAAGCTACTCGTAGTAAGCTAGAACAAGAGATCAGAGCCATACACCCTGACTTTGATGAACTACGTGATAGTGATGCTTTTCACGATTGGGCTAAGAAAGAACCTAAGTGGGTCAAAGATGCTCTATACGACAACTCTGAAGATCCTGCATCAGTAGCTCGTGTAATAGATCTATACAAGATGCACAATGGTTTAGATACTAAGTCTAAAAAGAAAGCTACTAAAGCGGCGGCTTCTGCAGTAGTAACTAAACGTTCTACTAAGCCTGACTCTAACGACACAGCAGGACACTTCAGCGAGTCTCAAGTACACAAGATGACAGCTATTGAGTACGAGAAAAACTCTGATGCTATCATGGAAGCAATACGTGCAGGTAAGTTTACCTACGATATGACAGGTGGCGCACGTTAATTGCAAATAAAGTATTGACATCTATAGACTATAATGTATAACTATAGGTGTCTTTAACCTGTAGTAAGCCTCACACTGTGACTACCTTACTATTAAGACACTATCTCAATAAGTCTAAACATACCAATAATAAGACCTACCTGAATAAGTATAGGCCCGTGTAGTTTAACATTGTGACTGATCCTTACAACTTAAATATACATGCACCCTAGAAAGTACAGCCTCTTATCGGTTCGTTTAGCTTACTTAAAACTAAGCCAAACACCTAATGGAGGATTATAATGGCATTTGCATCCGCAAGCGGATATACAAACTTACCGAATGGTAACTTTAGTTCCGTAATTTATTCAAAAAAAGTACAACTTGCATTCCGCAAGTCCACAGTTTGTGGAGACATAACTAACTCTGATTATTTCGGTGAGATCGCTGCACAAGGCGATACAGTGAAAATTATAAAAGAGCCTGAGGTAAGCGTATCAGCTTATGCTCGTGGTACAACAATCGCTGCACAAGACTTAGCAGACGCAGACTTCTCTCTAGTTGTAGATAAAGCAAACTACTTTGCATTTAAAATCGACGACATCGAAGAAGCACACTCCCATGTTAATTTCATGGACATGGCTACAAACCGTGCGGCTTTCCGCTTGGCTGATCAGCATGACCAAGAAGTATTGGGCTACTTAAGTGGTTACAAGCAAGCTGCATTACATGCTAACGCAGGTACAGTAAACAACGTAGTAAATGGTACTAAAGCTAATACGGCGGCAGGTACAGACGAATTACTTGCAGCTAACAAGCTGAAAAAAGGTGACTTCGGAAACATTACTACAACTTCAGCAGGTGATCACTCGATCCCAGTTGCGGCACGTTTACCCGGAGCAACTGCTCTACCAACAGCATACGTATCACCAGCAATGTTGATTTCACGTATGGGTCGTTTGTTAGATCAGAACCAAGTAGACACTGCAGGTAGATGGCTTGTACTTGATCCTATCATGATGGAAATCCTTCGTGATGAAGATTCACGTCTGTTTAATGCAGACTTTGGTGAGTCAGGTGGATTACGTAACGGTCTAGTCTTGAACAACTTCCACGGCTTCCGTGTATATACTTCAAGCAACTTACCAGCAGTAGGTACTGGTGCAGGTACAACAGGTACAGCTAACCAAAATACTAACTACGGTGTTATCGTAGCTGGTCATGACTCAGCTGTAGCAACTGCAGAGCAAATCAACAAAACAGAAACATATCGTGATCCAGATTCATTCGCTGACATCTGCCGTGGTATGCATCTATATGGGCGCAAGATCTTACGTCCAGAAGCGTTGATCACAGCTAAATATAACTTAGCATAATAAAATACTTTAAGGGGGCTGGCTTAGTGTTAGCCCCTTTATACACATTTAAAATCTCGTAGGAATTAAACATGGCGACCTATTTAAATCTAGTGAACGAATTACTTCGTCGTCTTAACGAGGTTGAAATAAGCGAAGAAGATTTTGGTACAACAAAAAATGTCCAGTCTTTAGCTAAAGATTCTATTAACTCTTCTATACGTGAAATACTACAAGAGGCTCAAGAGTGGCCCTTCACGTTAGTAACCTATGAACAAACATTATCAATAGGTACGAAGACTTACGATTTCCCTGCAGACTTTTCTAAAGCTGACTGGGAATCATTTTACTTAAAAAATACTAATACAACAGACCCCGGTGTACTAAGACCTTTATCTTATGAACAATACATTTCATCTTTTAGAGTGTCTGATGATACCTCTGGAGAAGGGGGTTATACTAGACCTATAAATGTATATAAGACACAAGAAGAGAAATTTGGAGTAACTCCTATTCCTGATGCAGCTTATGTTGTTGAATACAAATACTGGAAGTTTCCTACAGATTTAGTATTGAGTACTGATGTTTGCATAATACCTGATAGATTTAAACATGTTATAATTGATGGTGCTATGATGTACCTTATGTACTTTAGAGCTAATGATCAGGCAGCTCAGTTACACAAAGATAAACTTAAAACAGGTATTAAATCTATGAGGAGACTTGTTGTAGATAGTAAAGACTCTCTTCTATCTACTGTTATATCAAAGAATACTAATGTTATAACTAAGAGTTTTGGCTAGATGGCAGATAATTTAAAAACATACTTATCGGTATGTGGCGGTGGTCTTATTAGTAATATAGATTCATTAACACAAGCCTCTACTTTATCAGGTAGTGCAATACGTATGATAAATTATGAACCTGCTTTAGCAGGTGGATATCGTCGTATTAGTGGGTACTCTAATGATTATGGTACTGTTCCGGGAACAGGAGCTGTATTAGGAGTAGCGATTAACGGAAATTTAGATGACGGAATATTTGCTTGTAGAAAACCTACTTCAGGACATGACTATTTATATAAGTGGCAGAACTCAAATAGTTCTTGGGTAGCTATACCAGAAGCCGGTAATCCTAATATGAATAATGTAGAAAGAATTAGATTCACTAGTTATAACTGGTCAGGAGAAGTAATACTTCTTACTGATGGAGTTAACCCAGCTTCTACTTATGATGGAACTAACTATCTTCAAGTAACTCATGCACAAGCTCCTAATGATCCTAAGTATTCAGAGGAGTTTGCTTCTCATGCTTTTTTATGCGGAGATTCAAGTGAGCCTTTTAATTTATTTTTTAGTGCACCTTTAAATGTTTTTGACTTTAGCCCTGCAAGTGGTGCTGGAGTTATTAATGTAGGGTATACAATAACAGCAATTAAAAAATTCCGTAACCAACTGTATATTTTTGGTGCTAATAATATAAAAAGATTAACAGGTAACAATGCGGCTAACTTTGTATTAGAAAATGTTACGTCTAATATGGGTTGCCTTGCTCCTGATTCTGTGATAGAGTTTGGTGGAGACTTATTGTTTTTAGGGCCAGATGGCATAAGGCCTATTTCAGGTACTGATAAAATTGGCGATGTTGAACTTGCTACCGTATCTAAAGAAATACAATCTATATTTGACAACTATTATTTATCAGAACAAATTACAGATATTAGTATTGTTGTTATAAGAAAGAAGTCCCAATTTAGATTTTTCTTTAAGAACGACTCCTCCTTATCTTTGATTGGAGGAATACGTAAAAGTCAAAACAAACAAAGTCTTTTTGAATATAGTCAGCTAATTGGCATGGAAGCTAATTGTGTTGATAGTGGATACATAGGTCAATTTGAACATGTAATACATGGAGATGGTTCAGGTAGGGTATTCAGACAAGAAAAGGGTAATAGCTTTAACGGACAAGATATATTTAGTTTATATCAAACTCCTTATTTTTACATGGAAGATCCTGAGGTACGAAAGATAGTACATAAAGTTAATACTTACTTAAGGTCTGAAGGTGATACAGATGTAATAGTTGGGGTATCTTATGATTATGACGATATAAATACAGCTAATCCAACAGACTATGCGTTTAATACATCAGGGGCAGCTGCAGTCTACAGTTTAGCTGTATATGGATCAGGTGGTATATATGATGGAAACCCTTCACCTAAAACACTTACGAATATATCAGGTTCAGGTAACTCTGTTTCTATAAGTTACGTTACAAACAACACAAATGCAAGTCATACTATACAGGCACTAGCCTTGACGTATGAGACAGCCGACAGGAGATAAAATTTTGGCAGGTTATGTAAGACAGTCTTCAGCAGACATAGTACCAACAGCTACACTACGTGCAGCTCCTATTAATGCTGAGTATAATAAACTCCGAGATGCTTTTGCTGTTTCAAGTGGACACAAGCATGATGGTTCAGCAGGAGAAGGTGGATACATTCCACTTATCGGTGATGTTGATGCACTAAACAAAGTTGTTATTGATACATCTAACAATAGGGTCGGTGTCTTTGTAGAGGTAGCTTCAGCTACAGTTGAGCAAGTACGTTTCCAAGATGGTGTTATAACTCCAGTTATAACTAACGATATAGACTTAGGTACATCTAGTTTAGAATTTAAAGATTTGTATTTAGATGGTACTGCACATATAGATACATTAGATGTTGATGCTAATGGTGCTATTATAGGTTCTCTTACTGTAGGTGGTACATTAGGCGTTACAGGTGTAACTACTTTAAGTACAGCTACAATTAGTACTGTTAATGCTACAACTTTAAATGCTACAGGCACATCTACATTAACTAACGTAGACATTAATGCAGGTAATATAGATAATACAGTTATAGGTGCATCTACACAAGTAGCTGGTAGCTTTACTACAATTACCTCTTCAGGACAAGCTACATTAAATACTGTAGATATAAACGGAGGTAATGTAGATAATACTATTATTGGAGCAACAACTCCAAATACAATAACAGGTACAACTATTACAGGCTCAAGCATTGTAGGGCCACTTACAGGTAATGTAACAGGTAATACAGCGGGTGTTCATACAGGGGGTGTAACTGGTAATTTAACAGGTAATGTAACTGCAAGTTCAGGTACATCTACATTTAATGACGTAACTGTAAATGGAACATTAGATGTTACAGGTACTACTATTGCTAACGTTACTGATCCAATAAATGCACAAGATGCGGCTACTAAAAATTATGTAGACACAGAAGTATCAGCACTTGTAGATTCTTCTCCTGATGCTTTAAATACACTAAACGAACTTGCATCAGCAATAGGAGACGATGCAAACTTTAGTACTACTATAACTAATTCTATCGCAACTAAACTTCCGTTAGCAGGTGGCACTATGTCAGGTGCTATTGCTATGGCTACTAACAAAATAACTGGTTTAGGTAATCCTACAGCTAACCAAGACGGTGCTACTAAAGGTTATGTAGATACAAATGCCCTATTAAAATCAGGCGGTACTATGGCTTCTACTATAGCTATGGGTGATAATAAAATAACAGGACTTGGTACACCTGTAGCTAGTGCTGATGCAACTACAAAAGGTTATGTTGATAGCATACTAGGTTCAGCAACAG